CTAATTACCTGTAACGGGATTTAATCCCAAGCGGCGGTTTACATCATCCCGTTTCGCCTGCGAATCTACAGCACGAGTAATAAATTGAGGGACTGTTTCGCCTGTACGATCAGCGCAGTTTTGCGCTGTTCTTAGTGATTCGGGAGGCAGCAGAGCAGAGGAAGCTGCTGGAGCCTCTGCAAGAGATTCTAGGCCGTGTTCCATTCGCTCATTGACAGAGCGGACAATAAAAGCATTGACGCTTTCACCGAGTTTTTCAGCGTGTTCCTTTAATAGTTCTTTTTGACCTTTTGGAAAAGTTACATTGATTCGGTCATAATTGTTTTTAACATATTTGTTTACTGCCTTTTGCTGGGCTTTACTGATTTTGTTATCTTCCGACACCATAGCACCTTCTTTCTTTTTTAGGGGAGGGATAAAGGCGAAAAATCAAGATACACCTTTCCTATTATGGTTAAATTATAACAGGAAAGTATATTGGTGTAAATATAAAATATTCACAAATATATTGGTGTAAATATAGCGAAAACGTCAATAGAATATTGGGGTAAATAGATGTATAATATAGCCATAAGATAAAGCAAACGGAATAAGCGAAGGTAGACGGGAGTACTGCAAGGGAAAGCAAGAATACCACATGACACCGGGAAACAGGATAAGGGGATAATGAGACGGTCAAGAAACCTTAGATACTTTAAAGCCTGCCGGGGCTTGAACCTCAAATTATCATCAGGAAAGGAGATTCAGACCATGGGAAACAGAGCCATAGAGAACAGAATCAAAAAGCTTCAGGAGATAGAGGCGCAGCAGAAAGCACTTGAACAGGAAGCCGATAAACTGAAAGAGGAAATTAAGAAGGAGATGGAAGCCAGAGAGATAGAGGAAATGAAAGCCGGTCCGTTCGTCATCCGGTGGAAGCTGGTGGCCTCTTCCCGGCTGGACGGGAAAGCCTTGAAAGCCGCCCTTCCTGAAATCTATTCCCAATACTGCAAGGTAAGCGCAAGCCGCCGCTTTACGGTGGCATAGGAGGGGGAAGCATGGCGGTTAAATATTATTGGATGGCGGTGACGGCCGACAAGTACGAACTGCCCTTAGCGGTAGCAGACAGCAGCTATTTACTGGCCCGTATGCTCGGGGTACATAAAGGGACGGTGCTGGCCTGTGAAGCAAGGAGCCGATCAGGAAAGAATACCGGAAGAAAGATAGTAAAAGTAAAAGCCCTCGCATGAGGTCGCAACTCATACAAGGGCAGTAACCCACAGACCAACCACGGCAGCAGGTGCATTGTCATTATAGCCTAAAGACGCGCCTGCTGCAACATAAAAGGAGAACTATAACAATGCATTATTTCAGCAATGAGATTTCCACAGGAAACGCAGTAAACGCAGCATTCAGAAGTTATGAAGATAACACAGACATAGCGGATATTTTGGAAAATAACACAGAATGGGCCACATTTCAGGGGAAATATAATAATGCCTATGAAGCATTGTCCGAAAAGCTGGGGAGTTCATTCTTGATCGTTGACGACCTTCTAAATAATCTTAGGGCAATGCATGAGCTTGAAAGTGAATTATTTTACAGGATCGGCATTCGTGATGGTGCGGCTCTTACTCGCGGCAATGTTATATTGGACAATCTCGGCGGTGAATAGACGGGAGGTGTCAGAGATGGCGAAGCGGTTAGCGGCAGGAATCAGGCAGCGCAAGGATGGGAAATATGAAGCACGTTTCACGGTATCCGGAAAGCGTTATAGCGTGTACGGGAATACCGTGAAGGAGTGCAAGGAAAGAGAAGCCGAATTAAGAGAAATAATCAAAAAAGGTGCATACATAGACAACCGAAATATCACATTCAGCCAGTACTACCAGGAGTGGAAAGCCGCTAGGGAAGGGACAGTAAAGGAAGCCACGGAGTACAGCATTGAATCACAATATCGGGTAAACTTTGAACCGGCTTTTGGAAAGCGAAAGCTGGTTGACATCGAAAAACGGGAGATAGTCAAATTTCAACAGGAACTTTCTGAGAAGTACAAGGCTTCAACGATAAATTTAATACTTGTGAACCTGAAAAGCATTTTGAACAGTGCTGTTGTGGATGGGATACTTGAAAGGAGTCCAGCAATGGGGATTAAGCCTATGAAAGATAAAGAAGAACCGGCAAGCAAGACATATCACCGGGCATTAACGGAGAAAGAGCAGAGGCGGTTTATGGAATACGCAAAGGAAGAATGGCTTTATGAAATGCTGGCCTTTCTGCTGTGTACCGGGATGAGGGTAGGGGAAGCCGCCGCCCTTACATGGGGCGATATTGACTATGCGAAAAATGTGATTCATGTAACAAAGACAATGAGCAAATCAAAAGACGGACATGAAAGAGCTGGAAGCCCCAAAAGCCGGGCAGGAATCCGGGATATTCCTATCAATGACGCTATAAGGCGCATACTGAAAAGCCAGAAGGAGAAGCAGCGGCTGTTTTACGGAAATGTAATAAACTTATCGCAATATGTGTTTACAGGGCAGAACCATACAAGGGTTTATAATTCCACTGCAAACACGGCAGTAAGAAGAGTGCTGGAGAAGATGAAAGAAGACGGTGCAGAAATAGAGTATTTCACGATCCACGCTTTACGGGATACGTTCGCAACCAGGTATATTGAGCAGGGAGGAAGCCCCCAAGTACTGAAAACCATACTGGGACATTCAAGCCTTGCAATGACAATGGACCTATATTCTCACGTAATGCCAAACACCAGACAAGAGGAAATGGACAATATCAAGATTGCCTTTTAACTAGGCGGCAGGGGGTATGCCTCTGCCGCCTTTCCTGATACTTTGGCGAAAAATCACCCCATCACATACCCCAATTTCTACCCCAATATCAGGCAGGAACGGCATGAAAGCCATGAAAGAGGACAAACGGAAATAAACAAGGCGGTTTTGTACGAAATCCATATATTTCAAGAATTTCCGGCATCAGATAAACACATATAGAATCAAGCGGAATAAGGAAGAGGATACAGCAAGAAAGAAAGGGGAGAAGTTAAGTTCAAGCCAGATGAAGTGATTGCATTATCTGAATTTTACGGGCTGTCATACGATGAGATGAACGCCATTTTTTATGACAGCAACTTACCGAACGGTAAGTTTGAGGACTTGAACAAAATTCTTTCGGGCCTCGGTATCATTTAGATTTAGTTTAGCAGACAAGGAGAGAAAAGAACATGGATTGTGGATGTGTAAATACGGGCATAAGCATCTACTTCCAGTGCAGGATTTTGGCAGCAAAGAAGAATGCGTATCTCAAAAGCCGAGAAAGTGCGGCAGAATACTTCGGTATTTCGGTTTCATCTTTGGCAAATTACGAGAGGGGAATTACAGTACCGCCTCTGGATTTGATAATGATGATGGCTGATGCATATGAGGCACCTCAGTTGAAAAATCTGTATTGTTTGGAACAGTGTCCTCTGGGGAAAGGGCAGCCGGTATCGGCAGAGATTAAAACGCTGGAAGCAGTAACGGTTGGAATAATAGCAAAGTTAGATGAAAAAGACATCGAAAAGATGCGAAGAGAGCTTTTGGATATAGCTGAAGACGGAAGAATATCTCCAGATGAGGAAAAAGAATTTGCGGCTGTATCAAATGAACTGGACAGGCTGGCAGTGTCTATTAGCGAATTAAGGCTGATAAAAGAAAAGTTGTTGAAGAAGGGTGGCGATACTGTTGGATGTTGAAAAAACAAAAGCATACCTAAAAACCGAATTTGGGATTGAAACAACAGAGGAACTGGAAGAAGCTTGCGAAAATATGAACGATATAGACATCGGTTTATTTATAACGCCTATATTCTGGAAAGAGAGGAGAGTAGCACAGTGAGAAGAAAAACAAAAAGAAATAAGAAACGTCTCATGATAGGTGAGAAAATTATAGGATTAGGCTTTTTCACAGTGCTCTTCATGGGGTCAGCATTAGATGGGCCGGAGTGGAAGATACCATTAATTGGAGTGATTGTAGGAACGGTATTACTGGAAGTGGGAAGAATCGTAGCGAAGACGGAGGGATCAGAAAATGTGTAGTCTTTGTTTGAAGACACCTTGCGATAGCAGATGTCCGAATGCACCAGAACCAAAGGTAATTTTGGCCTGTTCGGAGTGCGGTACTGGAATATTTGAAGGCGAAAAATTTTATGACGGCTATAACGGTCCGGTCTGTATGGATTGCCTGGAAGATATGACGGTATCAGAGATGGTAGAGCTGCTTGGAGAAAAACTAACAACAGCGGAGGTAACGTAGATGGAGTTGAATGAGAAGGGCCTCCCGTTTTTTCCAGAACTTAGATTTGAAGATAAACGTCATGTTTATACATTGGACGGTCAGCTTCTTCCGAGCGTCACAACAGTGATGAAACCACTAGACGAAGCGTTGTACCGCGGGATAGACGAAAGCGTTATGCAGATGGCGGCGGAAAGAGGAACAGCGATACATAATGCGGCTGAAAATTTTGCTCTATACGGCATAGAGGATATCGAACTAAGATACGCAGGATATTTTGAAGCATTTCTGAAGTTTTGGGAAGAGCAATCTCCGGAGCCATTGGCAACGGAAAGCAGAGTGTATCACAAATTTTTACGGTATGCCGGAACGGCAGACTTGCCATGTGTGATTGATGGCAAAAAAGTACTGATAGATTACAAAACATCAGCAACAGTAAATCGGATGTTGACTGGAGTACAGCTGGAGGCCTATGCGAGAGCGTATGAAAGCCATGGATTTAGATTTGATGAAAAAGCTATCATACACCTGAAGAATGATGGTTCCTACCAGATGGTAAGATACAAAGCCAATGACATAGAGAGTTGGCAAGTATTTGCTTCCTTGATGGTAGTTTGGAATCATATACAAAAATACAAGTAGGAGGTCATACGAAAATGGCGAATAAAGCAAAGCTACTGATTATTGCGGATGAAAAAGGGATTAGAGCAGAAATTGAAGGGACACCATCAGATGTGATGTGTCTGGTAAAAGAGGCATTGGAGAAGGGAAACGCTGCATTGCAGAAGCATCCCTGCATAAGCAAAAAGGATGCCGATGATCTGATTGATGAAGTGATCGAAGATTACCAGACCGAAACTAAGATGGGTGAGGAAGCGGCAGCATTGAGAAGAATTACGAAAATGGCAAAGATTTTATAGGAGGATTTTATGAGTAAGGAAGTTACGGAAGCAGTAGTAGCAAAAATAGAAACGCCGGCAGAGCTGGTGCGTGAGGAGGAGCTCCAGCAGAGCAATAGCCTGGTTGAGAGACGGGCCAAAGAATTGAAAATCTTAACCAATGAGGATTATGAAAAAGCAGCTGAATTTGGACAGAAAATTAAGATTCAGGCAAAAGTAGTCACAGATTTTTTCAAGCCAATGAAGGACAGTGCTTACAAGGCACATAAGGCGGTATGCGACAGAGAGAAAGCAATGCTGAAGCCGCTTCAGGAAGCGGAAAGAATTTTGAAAGGGAGTATTGCCGCATACCAGAAAGAACAGGAAAGGAAAAAGAGAGAACTTGAAGAACGGATGCGGTTAGAGGCCGAAGCGGAAAGGGATAAGAAACTGGACGAAGCTGCGGCTGCTGAGGAAGCTGGTAATCATGCGGAGGCAGATATGGCTCTTGCAGAAGCACAGATGGTTGAAACGGTAGCTGCCAGCACAACGGTTGTGATGAGTACGCCAAAGACAAAGGGAATCGGAACAACTAAAGATTGGGAAATTGAATCAATAGATCATGAAAAGGTCCCGGTTGTATTTTCTGGAGTGGAAATTAGACCGGTTGATGAAAAAGCAATCATGCGGCTTATTAGAGCGACAAAGGGGAGTATCCAGATTCCGGGAATCAAGTATAAAGAAACAGTAAAAGTGAGTATCAGGAGGTAAGCAAGATGGCAGAGAATATGTTAAGTGTTGTTAAGTATGATGCTGGTGGTGTGGAAATAAAACTGGAGCCGGAAACGGTCAAGAATTATCTGGTAAGAGGTAATGGCAAAGTAACCGATCAGGAAGTTCTCTTTTTCATTCGGACATGTCAGGCACAGAAATTAAATCCGCTGGTATACGGAGAAGTGTATCTGATTAAGTTCGGAAATGAACCGGCGCAGCTGGTTATTGGAAAAGAAACCTACATGAAGAGGGCGTTTAAGAATCCGAATTACAATGGTATGAAATCGGGAATCGTTGTTCAGCGTGGCAAAGATATTGTTCAGAAAGAGGGAACGTGCCTCTATCCATCGGAAACACTTTTGGGCGGATGGTGTAGGGTCTACCATGAGTTAAATGGAAAAGAGACAGAAACTTTCAAAGAAGTATCGCTTCAGGAGTACCAGAAGTTCAAGGACGGAAAGCCTATGGCGAATTGGGGAAGCAAGCCATGCACCATGATTGAAAAAGTAGCGGTCTCTCAGGCAGTGAGAGCAGCATTCCCAGATGATTACCAAGGATTATATACGGCAGAAGAATTTGGCTATACAGATCGTGATGCGGAGAAGGGGCAGGTTCTTGACACCGGAACAACAGGAACTTATGGTACTGTATGTGATGAGGTAGTTTATATCTCACAGGAACAGCGTCAGGAGTTTTTTGATCTTGCTACGGGTTTTTACGGAAAGAATAAGGGCAATGCAGTTGTGAAATATATCTGTGCCAATATGGGACTGGAATCAACCACGAACATGACGGTAGAACAGTTTGAGGAAGCTATGATAATTCTTAGAAATGGTATTGAAGCAGATAAGAAAAATGCAGCCCAGGAAGAAGAAAATTCTGAAGGCGTAGAATCGAAAAATGAGTAGTCCTATATGGCGGTGGATATATTTCTACCGCCATCAAAAAAGGTGGTGATGGTGTTGGCATGGATTAGTGTACATGACCATGTAGCAGGAGGAAAACTCCGGGAATTAGCAAAAAATATTGGATGTTCACAGAAAGAAGCTCTCGGAATCCTTGTTTCTCTGTGGTTGTGGGGACTGAATAATGCAGACCAGACCGGGAAACTTCGTAGTTGTGATAAAAGCGATGTAGCGGATGAGGTATTTTCAAAAGGGCTTAGCGACGGGTTGAGTAAAACAAAGATTGTAGATAGCCTCATTTCTCAGAGATGGATTGATGAAAATGAGGATGGAAATCTATATCTGCATGATTGGGATACCTGGCAGGAACAGTGGTATAGATTCCTGAAAAATAAGGAATATGATGCAGAACGAAAACGAGCTGAAAGAGCCAGAAAAAGAGCCGAAACTATTAAGCAAGTTCAGATAATTGAAAGCCCTGTGGATAATCCGAAGGATAGTCCTATGGACAGTCCGACGGACGCTCCTACAGATAATCCGGAGGACGGAAAGAAAAAGCCTAAGAAGACAGCCAAAAAGAAAACAGATAAGAAACAGTATGCAGAGTATGTATCACTGAAGGAAGAGGAGTATGGAAAGCTGGTATATGATTATGGAGAAAAGGCTACGGAGAAATTCATTGAGGAGCTGAATCTTTATAAAGGCTCTACTGGTAAGACATACAAGAGCGATTACATGACGATTTTGAACTGGGTAACGGATAAGGTTGACAAGAAATATCCTGGTTTGATACAGAGGCCAGCTCCGGAAGGGATGGCAAAGGAAACTCAGATTCAGAAAAAGCCGGAAGATAATCCGTTTGGGCAGTGGAAGGAGTAGATGAAAAGTGATAGGAGAAGTTGCAGGAAAAGTGTTGGAAAATATTGCGAAATCAACCGATCTGCTGCCTGATGATTACATCGGTGCGGATGGTTTTCTTTACTGCGGGAAGTGTAACACCAGAAAAGAGAGGAATATCACTTTGTTTGATGGGAAGACGAGGAGAGTTCCGGTAATGTGTAAATGTAGAACTGAGGCAGAGCAGCTGAGAAAAGAACAGATGCAGAAGGAAGAGGAGATGCGAAGCATTCAGAGGGCCAGGATCAGTAGCATGATGGATAACACTTTCAGGACAGCTTGCTTTGCAAATTACCAGATTAGGAACGGTAACGAAAGGCATCTGAAGGTAGCAAAAAAATACTGTATTGAATTTAGTAAAATGTATGAGCGAAATCAGGGGTTGCTCTTCTGGGGAACTGTTGGAACGGGGAAAAGCTATACGGCTGCCTGCATTGCTAATTATCTTCTGGAAGCAAATACATCGGTGATAATGACATCGTTTGTCCGGATATTGCAGGAGATGCAAGGCTTTGATAGGGAAAGGGAAGAATCATTTACCAATAAGTTGAATAGCGTGAAGCTGTTGATTATTGATGATCTGGGGGCTGAAAGAAGCACCGATTATGCTTTGGAAAAGGTGTACGGAATCATTGATAATTGGTATAGAGCTAAGAAACCGTTGATTCTCACAACGAATCTGACTTTGCAGCAGATGCAGGAAGCTACTGATATTCGATACGCCAGAATATATGACAGAATATTTGAAATGTGCTACCCTATGGAGTTTTCTGGAGTGTCATGGAGAAAAAGAGAGGCGGCTCAGAGGTACGAGGAAACAAGAAAAATACTGGAGGGCTAATATGGCGGAAGTAATGAAATTGAAGATTTATAACAAGGAGGATCGCTTAAAGGTTGCTCAGATCCTGATTGACAATGGATATACGGTCAGTCAAGGGAAACAGAAGAATACGCCAACCGGAAGAATTCTTTGCTATTTTCTCAAAGTTGTAGATGATAGTGAAAATGCAGATACCGCCAAGTAGGAGGTGAAACCGATGAAGGAGGTTAGATTTATTGTCCTTGGCGAGCCAAAAGGAAAGGGGCGTCCAAGGTTCAGCACCCAGACTGGCAGAGCTTTCACGCCGAGGCAGACCGTAAACTATGAAACACTGGTACATACAGAGTATATGGTTCAGTGTAAAGGGTTCCGATTTCCAGATGATGCAATGTTGGATTTAAGGATTCTGGCATATTACAGCATACCGAAAAGTGGAAGCAAGAAGTTGAAAGCACAGAAACTTGCCAACATTATTCGACCGACTAAGAAACCGGATATGGACAATGTGGTTAAGATGATTGCCGATGCTCTCAATCAGGTAGCATATAAGGATGATACGCAGATTGTAGACTGCCAGGTTCGCAAGTTTTTTTCGGAAGAACCAAGAGTAGAGGTAATCATCCGGCAGATTGGAGGTAATGAGCAATGAAAGCATTGGTTGCAGTCTTGGTGGTAATTACCGGGCTTGGGATGATTTGTGAGAAAGATAAGGACAGAGCCATGAATTTTACAGTTGGATTTATGGTGAGCGTTATAGCATTGGCGATTATGGTGGCGAATTAGGAGGAAAATTGATATGGAATTATTTGAGCAGAACTTACATATTGCCGACAGTGCATTTGAAAGAATGCAGCGTGATGCGGACCGTGTGATGCAGAAATTATTGAAGAATATGGTCGAGAAGGGAAGCATTGACGGCAGCGTTACGATTAAGATTGATATTTCACTTAAACAGGATTTTATCCAGAATACGGATCCGTACATCGAGGGTGAAACCAGAAAAGTGCTATCTCCTACATTTACGCACAAAGTTGGTTCTATGATGCAAATTAAGGACGAAGCCAAGGGGAGTATCAACTACGAAGGAATGGAAATGGTTTGGGATGATGAACTGAAAGAGTTCGTTGTTAAGCCGATTGCCAACACCACACAGAGGTCAATCTTTGATGCTGATTTTCAGTGCGTCAATGATCCTGAAGATAATTGCGGGGAAGGAGCAGAGCCGTTAGCTATCGAAGGAAGGCAGATTGTAGCGTTGCCTGGGCCTTCCGGCGAAGAATGTGAAGAGTCGGAGGCAGAAGAAGGCGAGGAAACTTCTGAAAGCGATACGGAAGCGGCTGAAGATATGTCCAATGCTTTTGATGGAATGAATCCTCCAGAAGAGGATATTGCACCGGGGGACCTGCCTTTTGGTGGTCACTACGAGGATGATGGATATGGCTATGAGAACATAGAATAAAACTGCGGCGGTTCGGTTTCTGACTGAACCGCCAGAAAAAGGAGGTTTTATATGCGGCTTACAGAGGTTTTTAAGAGCATACGCAATAAATTTATCCGAAGGAATCCTAAAAAAGAACCAGAGGGCATCCAGATAGCGACAGAGCCTATTGCTGAACCAGAAGGAACTCAGAAAACAGTGCAATCCAATTACGATAAGCAGAAAAAGCTAATCAGAAGATACCGGGCATACGCATTCCATCATAAGAAAAAAGCGTATCCGGAAAAAGTACATGAAAAAGCTATTGGAAGTATCTCCGGTTGATAGATTATTTATTCGTACGAAACGGAACTGAGGAGGATCTGGATGTATGAGTACGCAGACATAACAGGATACAAGCCGGACCAGGAAGGTACTCATTTGAAAATATTCATTCCAGATCGGCATCTGGAAGAGACAATAGTAAAAAAGAGGATTAGAGATTGTATGGTTTGGCTGGATGATGGAAGGCATATCAGCGCAGAGCAGAGAAAGAAAGCATACGCCACAATCCGGGATATTGCAGATTTTACCGGGTATGCACCGGAGGAAATGAAGGAGAGGCTGAAGCTGGAACATATTATCCGGACTGGCTGCAAAGAGTTTTCTCTTTCGGACTGCACAATGGACACAGCCAGGGAGTTTATCAATACTATGTTGGACCTGGCACTTGAAATGGGTATTCCGCTGATGGATTTCGGGAGCAACCGGACGGATGATATAGATCATTACCTATGGGCTTGCATAAAAAATCGGAGATGTGCGATTTGCGGAAGGCCGGGAGAGATTCATCACTGTGACGCTATCGGGATGGGAAATGACCGGATAGAGGTAGACGATTCAAACCATAGGAAGATATGCCTGTGCAGAATCCACCACACGGAAGCGCACACGGCAGGAATGGAAGCGTTTGAAGAGAGATACAGGGTATATGGAATAAAGTTTAAGGAGGAAGAACGGAAGAGTGAACAATGAGAAAGAATTAGATCTTAATAGATTAAAGCATTATGATGGTCTGGATGAAAAAGGAAGATTGATAGAATTGCCATGCGGCATAGGAGATGACATTTTTGTTATCTGTGATTGAGAACACATTCCGCCTCAGTTGGACGGAACACTTTATGATTGCTGCGGAGGACCTGGAACAGCAACAGGATACTATTGCCCGTATGAAAATAACTGTCCGTTTGATGCTGAAAACTGCGAATTGTGTATGGGTAAAGAAGCTATATTTGAAGACAGCGTGAAGGAAATTATTATTTCGGATGATGGAATAAGGATAGTCCCTCGGTTTTGCGAAGTATGTAGCGAGATAGGAAATGGAGTGTTTTTAACTAGAGAAGAAGCAGAACTGACATTGAAGGAGGTGAGGAACAGTGAGAGCTGATAATCCTTTTGGAAATTGCAGAAATTGCGGGGATCGGATTTTATGGATTCGGACAGCAGCAGGAAAGAATATGCCGGTAAATCCAGAATTGATAAGCTATCGTGCGGTTCCGGGAGGAAAAGAGAGAATCGTTACGCAGGACGGAAGGGTAATTGCCGGAGAGAAATGTAGTCCAGAGGTTGCTGACGGAATCGGGTATATCTCTCATTTTGCAACATGCGGGAAGTGAGGAGAAAATGACAAAGCAGGAAGCATATAAATCCTTCCGGTGTTGGCATTGTTCGTATTGGGATAGCGATGGCGGAGAATGCCTCTGCGGAGATCCGGATGATGAAAATTGTCCGAGAGATATGGGAGGACCGGAAGGGATAGAAGAGTAAAAGAAAAGGACAGCCCATCGGTAAGGCCATCCTCAATGTGTCTCGCAAACATATTGTAGCAGAAGTACAGGAAAAACGCAATCAGCGAAAAGGAGGATTTTACCGATGGGAAGGAATAGTGGAAGACAGACGCTGAGTAAGGAAATGCTGGAAGTGATTGCGGAGAAAGCAGCGGAGAAAGCTGCGGAGGTTGCAATGAATACATACCAGCAGAAAGTAAAGGAAGAAGAGAAAGCGAAGTTCGATAAGAGATACAGGAATACGAAACTCCTTTTGGAACATTACCGGGATTTCTCCGATTATGAGGAACGGGCGATATACAGAATCTATGAGGAGCTGGATGAAGATATTGTGGATATTATTGAACTGATGGAGGGGAGGAAATCAGACAAAGACGGGAGGATAGAAAGCATCGAGAGAGGGGTAATGAGAACCAAAGTAATCATGAACCATGTGAATACCATGTTGGAAGTGTACAGAAAAAGCTGCGAACAGTCTCCGTACAATGAGGAGAAGCGCCGGTGGAGGGTAATTGATGGGCTATACCTGAATAAAACGTCAAAATCAGTGCAGGAAATTGCTGAAGAAGAATTTGTGAATGAGCGTACCGTTTACAAGGACATTAAAGTGGCTTGTAAGCGTTTGACGGCTCTTATCTTTGGAATTGATGGCTTTGAACGGTAGAATGGAACCATGGGACAAACACACGGGCAAAATGAGGGCATTGACAGTTCAACTTACCGTATGGTAATATGTAACCCGTGAACGACTCATGTGTCACTCCTTAAAAATAAAGGGCTTCTGATTGACACCAGACGGTAAAAAGTTAGAATGAAGATATAATAACTTACCAAATGGTAAAAATGGAGGCGATAGAAATGATTCGGAAGAGTGACATGGTAAGAAGTCTGGTTGCTGAACAACAGTACAAGAAAGCACTGAGAATTGCAAAGGACTTCCGGCTTGGTATCACACCAGAGCAGTCATTGCGGATGAAGAAAGCATATGAATGCATGGTACATGAACGGTTCTACTTATCCCTAGGTGAAGACACGAAGGCAAGAATTGCTGAAGGAATTGAGACGTTAGTCAGCATCTACGGAAGGGAGAGTAAGAACAATGCCAAAGTTGTATACCAGCAGATTTAGTAACAAGGAGTTGGAAACAGGGGAATACACGGTAGTCGGAGTTGTCCGGAGTATGCCGAGATTCCCAGTGAAGTATAGGATTTCCGGCGACATCATACAGGTAGCGCCACCAAGATATCTCTGGAATGAAAATGACAGAGCGAGATTCAGGGAACCGTACTTCAAACATTTAGAAAAAAGCGGATCCCCAGTTATTGGGGCTATCATTCAGTCTTATCTGGATGAAGGAAAGGACGTAGTGCTTTGCTGTTATGAGGACGTCCGGAAACCTGATGAATGGTGCCATAGATTAGTCTTTGCTGAATGGTGGTACGAAAAGACGGGACAGAAGATAGAAGAGCTTCCAGATCCGTCACCGGACCCTGGAGCAAAGCAAAGACAGAAAGAGGAGCAGAAGCGGAAAGAGGAAGAATCCGGATATGAGCAGTTATCGTTCATGGGAGATTTGTACCGCACGATGTATCCTCACTTCAACACCTAACCGCTGATAGCTTAGTGTTAAAGCACCCGGCTCTTTACCGGGAGGACGCAGTGTTTGATTCCTGCTCGGCGGACCAAAAACAATGCCTCACTCAGAAATGGGTGGGGCTTTTCTTATGCTTTGGATTTGTGCAATGTGACAGTAGAGGTCTCTCCGATCACGGAGGATATAAAATTACCGTTTGGTAAGTATGCACAACAAAGTTGCGAAAGTGTAAAGCGGTTGGTTTATACAACGGCTTTTTTCTTATGCCTGGGATGTTTTACAGTGGAATCCAGAGGCTTTACAGTTCCGGGTAATAAAATATACGGAAAAGAAGGAGGGGAAGGAAATGGCGATGTTTCAGAATCCGGGAGCTTTTTTTATGTGTACGCTGGTTCCGTCAGAGCAGAAATTTTTAAAAGTATTGCTGGAGAACGCCAGAGGGAACGGATATACAAAATTTGTGGAACCATGCGCAGGAGCATTTGCTATGTCACATCTGGCTGTGCAATCTGGATTCAAACCAAGCGAGATAGAATCGTCGGACGTATCCATGTTTTCTTCCATCATGGGATACGCTGCCACAGGGAAATCACTGGATGAGTTGGAGATTCATGCAAAAGGATTTAGCGATGAAGAATTGCTAGATCCGGCGGTGGCAATGTATGCGTGGAAGTATCTCAGTACAGTGAAGAACGCCGGGAAGGAATACTTCTACAATTTCATGCTGGATTTGGCGAGCAGAAGAGAGGAACATATCAAGAATATCCGAGAACAGCTGGAACGGGCAAAGGGAATACTGAACGGTATGAATTACCGGGCGTTGGATATGTGGAAACACATGTATGAAGTGTTGAATGACGAACATTGTATTGTTATTGCGAATCCACCGACATATGCTGCCGGTTTTGAAAAGTATTATGACACCGGTGGCATGATGACCTGGAAGGAACCGGAGTATGGCATATTTGATCCCAAGACGGGTGTGCAGGAGTTCATGGATTTGTGCAAGGATGCAAAATGTTTGGTACTTTGCTATGAGGAAAACGAACCGGGCAGGACGGCCGGGGAGCCGGTATTTGCCAGATATGGTGTCCGTAGTGGGGTGAATGTGTATCTTACAGCCAATAGACCAGAAGAGGCAACAGACTTGGCTAACGGAAAGAAGATTGCAAGACCGGGCGAAAGCAAACTTAGTTGTCTGGAATGTAGTATGCTGCCAAGAGATTACGAAATTACAGAAAAGACAAAGGTGCAGTTATGCCAGATTGAAAGGGCGGAAGCTCAGTATTACCGCCAGCTGTGGACTCACAACTTTGTTGGCTCCTCTGCGCCGATTAACATAGCTGTTCTGATTGACGGGAAAATAGCTGGTGTATTTGGCGTTGATAAGGCAGCGCTTACAATGGGAGCATTTGGTACTCAGGTATCGGATGCTCTTTTCCTGATGTATGGAATGACGGTTCCGCATATCAAGTATCGGCTGGGAAGATTGTTGACTATGTTGGCTCAGAACAGAGAATTTGTGTATAAGATATGCACAGATCTGGAGAAAGAAAAAGTCGGACATCTAAAAACAGTCCAGATGACGAAGTATCCGGAAGCGAAGGAGATGCGTGGAGTTATGAAATTGACAAAGCGTGTTCCTGATCCGAAGATGGGGTTCCGGTTGACCTATGAATCAGAGCTGAAGGACCGGACAGAAAAAGAAACGTTGGCAGAATGGTTAAGGAGGGAAAATAAATGGCAGAAGGAAAGAGCGAAAGCCAAAGCAAAATCCGATACGAGCAAATAGCTGATATGGGTTCTGGGTTGATTATCGCAAGAGTCCCGGCTGAATGTATCAGGGAACAGGACATAAACGCCCGGATTATGAAAAATGAGATGCAGCGGCAGTTGACGGACAATATCAAGAAAAGAGGCCAGCTGGAATCGCTGCCTTTTTGTGCGTTGACAGAAGGTAGCAAAAGAATTGAAATCATCTCAGGACATCACAGAATACGTTCCGGAAAAGATGCTGGAATCAAGGAGTTCTTTGTTATCCTTGATGTTAGTGGCCTGAACCGTTCTAAGATTGTAGCAAAGCAGATTGCTCACAATGCGATCAGCGGATTCGACGATCAATCCACACTGAAGGAACTGGCTAAGATGCTGGAAGATGTAGATGATATGATTGAAAGTTATGCCGGTAAGGATATTCTGGAAGAGCCGGAGGCAGAGTTGGAAAAGTATTTGTCACCGACAGTAGAGTTTGACTGGAAGAACCTGACGTTTACTTTCCTTCCCCACCAGATCGCAGATTTGCAGAAGCTCATTGATGCACTGGAAAGTACAAAACCGGATTTCCTCGGTGTTGCTGATATAGAACAGTACAAGCCATTCCTTGAAACGCTCACAAAGTACCAGCAGTTCGCCAATGTAAAGAATACCGGTGCTGCCATTCATACCATGATTAAGTGTACGGAGCAGATGTTTGAGAACATCGGATATACAGAAGATAGTGAGTGGGTCCAGTTAACAAGCATCTTTGGCAGCAGTGCCGTACCAGCGGAAGCGGCAGAAATTATTCAGGAAGCAGTAAAGAAGATGGCAGACGAAGGCGTGATAGGTTCTAAGAATAAGTGGCAGGCCATTGAATACCTGGCAGCTGAGTATCTGGCCGGGAAGTAGGGATAAGGCATGGCAGCACCGTTGAAATATAACCAGGCATACCACGATGACTGGGCTTGGTCCTTAGCCATAAAAGGTGCTACCGATGTGGAAATAGCTGAAGCCTTCGGAATATCGGTCAGAACACTGAATAGATGGAAGAAGGACCATGAAAGTTTCATGTTAGCATTGACAGCCGGAAAGGACCAGGCGGATGCGAAAGTGGAGAAGAAATTGTATGAGCGTGCCATCGGATACCGGTACAAAGAAAAGGAAACGGTATTGGAGATGGATGAGAACGGAAATAAAAAGCCCCTGAAAGTAAGAACGGTAGAAAAAGAGTGTCCGCCGGATGTGCTTGCACAGATGTATTGGCTGAATAATAGAAAGTCTAATCTGTACAAGAGGAACCCGGAAAACTTCGTTAAGCAAGAGGTGATCGACACTGAGGATGATGTAGTATTCTATCTTCCGGATAACGGAAGGGACGGTGATCCGCATGAGTAAGGAGCGGATTATTATTAAGCCACAGCCGGGACCGCAGGAGAAATTCTTAGCAACATCTGCGGATATTTGCATTTATGGAGGAGCTGCCGGAGGTGGAAAGACCTATGGGCTACTCATGGAGGCGATGCGACACAAGAACAATGGCGATTATGGTGCAGTTATCTTTAGACGGAATTACACGCAGGTAACAGCACAAGGAGGCTTGTGGGACTCCAGCAGGGCTTTATATAAAAATATTCGAGATGCGGAACCCCGGAAAACTCCAAAGTTACATTGGGAATTTGCAAGTGGGGCAAGCGTGAACTTTGCACATCTCGGCAGCGATGATGACTGCGAAAGTTGGCAAGGTTCTCAGATTACAATGATAGGATTCGATGAACTGACACATTTTACCAGGTATCAGTTTTTCTACATGATGTCCAGAAACCGTTCTGATGCGAATATAAAGCCTTACATTAGAGCAATGTGCAATCCAGATGCGGATTCATGGGTAGCAGATTTCATTGCATGGTGGATAAATCAAGACACCGGATATCCAATACCGGAGAGAAGTGGGAAAATCCGGTATTTGGTAAGAATCAATGATGAACTGATATGGGAAGACACCAGACAAGCGTTGATAGACCGGGGTGTGGATTCAGATGATATTAAGAGTGTTACATTCATAGCCAGCACTCTTCAGGACAATCAAATTTTAATGAAGAGGAATCCGGGGTATCTTGCAAACTTAAAGGCATTGCCCCTTGTGGAAAGAGAACGATTATTGTATGGAAACTGGAAAATCAAACCAGCAGCAGGATTGTTCTTTAAGCGGAGCCAGATAGGAGAAATTCTTGCAGAAATACCGAAAGATCTGGTCGCTGTATGTCGAGGCTGGGATTTGGCTGCCACAGACAAGGACGAAAATGACGAAGCTGCATTTACCGCCGGCGTTCTCATGGGCAGAAGAGAGAATGGAAGGTTTGTCATCATTGATGTTATCAATCGTCAGTTGAAAGCTGGTGATGTACGAAGAACTGTATTGGTGACAGCTAAGATGGATAACGCGAAGTACGATTGGTGCAGGCAAAGATTACCACAGGACCCAGGGCAAGCTGGAAAAGACCAGAAGGCATCCTACATGGAGATGCTTGCGGGCTTTGATGTTTGTATGATACCGGAGTCTGGAGATAAAGCAACCAGGGCTGAGCCTATGGCGGCACAGTGGCAGCATGGAATGTTTGATCTGGTTGCCGGTGAATGGAACGAAGAATATCTTAATCAGTTAGAGTCATTCCCAGAAAGTAAATTCAAAGATATGGTTGATGCCAGCAGTTCGGCATTCAACGAGATAACACTAGGTATGGGCTTTAACATTGATAATTTGCTATAAGGAAGGAGGCGGCGGAAGAAATGAATGAACAGCAGAAAGCTATGTTGGATCGGCGGTTGAAACTGCAAAGGGGAGCCGCAATCATCGAAGGAACCCAGGATAAGTTCCGGCAGGATGGTTATAGCAATATGCTCAATAAATACGGAACCGCACAGGACAACTCCACAGCATACCAGTATAACCAGGAGATTATCTCGAATGACCTAGAACTCATACGGCTCTATGAAGGGAACGGCTTGTTTACGAAGATCATTGACCGGCCATCAGAAGAAGCCGTAAAGCATGGGTTTGACATCAACTATGGCGATGAAAGCATTGCAGAGTATGTGGATGACCGGATGGATGCATTGGAACTGGAGGAGAAATTCTCTACTGCTGAAAAGTGGGCGAGACTTTATGGCGGCTCAATCATTGTGATGCTTGTCGATGACGGTAGGGGACTTGAAGAACCTCTTGACTGGAACAATGTAAGAAGCATCGAAGAGCTCAGGGTGTTTGAGAGAGCAATCGTCCAGCCGGACTACAGTTCGATGTATCATTTTCATTTCATGGATACACTGAACAGCAAGAAGAAATTTGGAGAGCCGGAATACTATCAGGTGTTCAGCATCTACGGATATTTCTGTGTACATAGGAGCAGATGCCTGATATTCAGGAATGGCAGGCTTCCGGAACAGACCACCAATGCAATTTATCGGTATTGGGGAATCCCGGAATATGTCAAGATCAAGAGAGCGTTGAGAGAATGCATCACTTCTCACGAAGATGGTGTGAAGCTGCTGGAACGTTCTGTTCAGGCGATCTACAAGATGAAGAATCTGGCGAATATGCTTAGTACAGAAGATGGCGAGAATAAGGTATTGCAAAGGCTCCAGGTCATTGATATGGCAAGGGGTATTTTAAATTCCATTGCAATCGACACGGACGGCGAGGACTATGATTTCAAATCCTTGCAGATGTCCGGTATCAAAGATGTGATCGACTCCACCTGCAATATGCTGTCGGCAGTTACGGATATCCCGCAGACGATTCTGTTCGGGCGGTCCCCGGCAGGAATGAACTCCACCGGCGAAAGTGATTTCGAGAATTACTACAACATGGTGGAGAATATCCAGAAGCAGAACATGAAGGCGAATGCCCGGACCGTTATTGATCTGATACTGAAACAGGGAGCATTGGAAGGTGCGATACCGGAAGTACCGAAGTACAAGGTGAAGTTTGCTGCCCTATGGTCCATGTCTGATACAGAGCAGGCAAATGTGGAGCAGACAAAGGCACAGACCGAATATACCAAAGCTCAGACGGCCCAGATCTACATGGACAGCAATGTTCTTGACCCATCAGAGGTACGGAAGTCACTGGCATCTGAAGGGGAGTTTGAGATCGAGGAGGTAATCTCCGATAATGATCTCAATCTGCCGGATGATGTTTTTGATTTGTCCCAGACAGCTGATGCTCCGGGGAAGTCGATATTCTCTGTTGGTGATTTGATTGAGATTGCAGGAACGGATATTGACAAGAAGAAAGATGATGATTCTGAGATTACCAGTGTTGAGGTAGTTGGAGTTGGTGATGAAAAGATCAATATCGGAGAACAGATCGACATACAACTCCCGAATGAGGATGGAGGAGATTTTCCGGCAGCAGCAGTCATCATCATTAAGGACGGGAAAATCTTATGTGCTTCCAGAAGAAATAACGAAGGGATCTGCGGCCCCGGAGGCCATGCGGAAGATGGTGAGACACCGGAAGAAACAGCCGTTAGAGAGGCAATAGAGGAGTTTAACATCGTACCCCTTAATCTTCTACCTTTGGGCAAATATAAAGGCTCCTCAGGGCAGTACATACCTTCTATGGTATATTTTACCGATCAATTCTCTGGAACACCGGAAGCTGATGGCTCTGAAATGATGAATGAAAGATGGCTGTCACTGGAAGAGCTGATGAATGAACAGCTATTCCCTCCATTCAAGGAGAGCTTGGATATGCTGGTGGAGTTACTTTCTGGAAATAATTTGACAACCAGTAATTCTACTGCTACGATTGTTGTAGGAACAAATCAAGACGGTGGCCCTGGCTCTGGAAACTTCGGGCATGGTGGAAGACCAGGAAATATTGGTGGTTCATCTGGCAGTTCTGGAGCAAAAACTGATTTTAAAGCAGCCAATGAATACAGTAAGGCATTGAAGGGTACAAAAACTGTTGGTGGAACAGAAATAAAGAGTGTTTCAGGGCACGCAGCATATCGTATGAAAGAAAGAGGATACAGCGTAGATGATGTAAAAGAAGCAATTACAGGGGCTGGAATACGGTATTCGGGAAACAAGAAAAATCCAGATGCTGAATGTTATCAGCATAACGGAACACGAATTATAGTATCCCCAGAAGGAAAAATTGTTTCAGTTGTTAAATTGGAGGATTCAACATGAAAGTAGGTTTGAGCAAAAAGCAGTTGGGCTTTCTTGAAGGAAAATTTGGCATAACAAAATCTGATGTGCAAAAAATGGACAGAAAGCAATGGAATAAAGTCAGAGAGGATTGCTTTGAAATAGAAACGGACGAACTGCTTGATTGCGAAAAAAATGGGGGTAATTGTGACTATTGCGATACAGAAGATTATCGTATGGCTTCTTCCATTATTGACTTGCCATATGAAGAATAATTTGAGGATCTGTTTCTGATGTGCAGATCACACCGAAAGGCTTAGAATACTTTCAAGAAAACTCACTGATGCAGAAGGAAGCCAACATTGCAAAGGGGATTGCAGAAATCATGCCATAAAAGAAATGCGTCACATATACGGTCACACTTTTTGGAGCGTGACCGTCACGCAAAAAGTCCAAATAAAAAATTGTGACAAATAAAAAATGATCTGGGTCAAATCGAATTTTGCACCTGGGTCATTTTGCGTTTGCACTTCAGTGCAAATTGCTGAAAGCTTTTATTTTCCTACATTTTTTAAATGCGTCCTATGTACGGTCACGCTTTTTTTGACGTGACTGTCGCGAAAAAGGTCACGGACATAACCGTAACCGTAAACGTAACCTATTATATATAAAAAATATATATGGTCATTCAGAAAAAATCAGTATTTTTAGCATAAATCTATTGACAGCGGTGGAGGTACTGTTACGATACGCCTACGCTAAACCAAACAGTAAAACCACTGATTGAAGGAGCATGACTATATGGATGAACTGAACAGAGAGCAGTTAGAGAAAATGGTAGATGTTCTTAGCAACCTTGTTTTGGAGTTTGTTGATGCACAAACGGCAGAGAGATTGCTGAGGGCTAATGGTTTTGAGAATGAGGAACTGAAAGCAATCGGCTTTGATGTAGAGATATAGGTATGGCAGCGATGGTGAGATAATTGAATAGAAGCCTATGAACAGTCTGTGCTATCCGCTTGAGCTGTTTTGTTTTTAAGGAGGTGGCGGTAAATGTGAATGAGCGTCAGATGAATAGACTTCTGATGGAAAAGGTCAGCAAAAAATTCTACGGGCATGATACGATAAAAAGCAAGTATGAACCTCAGATACCGTTATCTGCCGAAAGGGAATATGTCAGAATCACAAATACTTATATGGCGATCCTTAAAAGCGAATTGGAAGAACAGCTTCCGAAGCTGAAGGAAGCCTACAAGAAGGAACGGGACACTGAGGTGAAGAACCAGAGAAATGACTCTGCCACCGATTTGCAGTTGGCGATCACCAGCATATTCAATACGATCAAGAATAATGTCATTGCAAGAACAACGGGATTTGAGCTCCGGCGTAAGCTGGAAAATCTGGCACATCTCAACCGCAAGCTTACGGTGAAGGAATGGAAACGGGCGATTAAGGCTACCCTGGGTATCGATATCCAAGAGGATTACTACCTGGGGAGCTTTTACGAAAAGGAGCTTGTGAAGTGGATTGATGAAAATGTCAGTCTGATTAAAACCATTCCGGAGAACACGCTGGATAAGATGCGGGATATTGTGTATGACGGTTTTGCCAATGGAAAGACCACCACCCGTATAGTGAAGGAGATTCGGAAAGTATACAGTGTCAGTCGCCGCCGGGCAGAACTCATTGCACGGGACCAGATGGCGAAGCTGAACGGCCAGATACAGAGGGCCCAGCAGCTTGATGCCGGAGTGACGGAGTACATATGGTCTACTTCCGGCGATGAACGTGTCAGGCGCAGCCACAAGGAACTGAACGGTAAGAAGTTCTCTTGGAATGATGCTCCTGTCAATTCTGATGGAAGGAAATGCCATCCAGGTGAAGATTATCAATGCCGCTGTATTGGCAGGCCAGTCTTTAACCGCAGTATGAATCTGCCGTTTGTGGATGAAGAACCGGTGAAGATAACCATAAAGAAGAATGGAGGTTAGGGAAATGGATGAAGCAATCAAAAACATCTGTCAGGCTCTTAAAGAGGAGGCAGATGCAGTTATCGGCTACACAGACAAGATTTCCAGCATTTCGGAAACCGAAGGCATGGAGCCGGTGGCAATGCAGTTTGCCAGCATCCGTCTGGATGAGGTGGAGCATATCCAGAATCTGGCGATCGAGCTTACCAGACTGATGATGACGGATCCAGAACCTGCCGCTGAACCGGGCGGCGAAGAAGATGAGCAATAAGGAAGGCTATCCGGACAAGACAGCAGACATCGCCATCAGCAGGGTAGCCAGACAGGAGAAGATGGCGGCAAAGAGAAGAGCAGGAGGAAGAAAGGAACATGGAAAGCAGAGAACCACCAAAACTGGAACGGGTAACAAGGATTGACAGCATCCCTGCCGGAAGTACCTACTTCAACGAGCAGGGATTTTTGCATGATACGCCGATTGTTACCTCTACGGGAATCTTTGAATATGGATTGCCGGATGGCGGAGTCCGAAGGGAGCTGCGGCTGCCGGAACACGTTTTTGATAAGCAGTCCCTTGCTTCATATGCAGGGAAGCCGGTAATTATCACACATGATGCCGGGGCAATTGACAAGAACAATGTTATGAAGGAAATTGTCGGCACGATCATCAGTGAAGGATTCCGGGATGGTGAAGATGTCAGATGCAAGGTTGTCATCCACGATATTGACAAGGTGAAAAGGACGCCATACCGGGAACTGAGCCTCGGATACAATCTGGACCTCATAGAAGAACCCGGCGAATGGAATGGCGAGAAATATGATGCCATCCAGACGAACATCCGCATCAACCACCTGGCGATCGTAGATAAAGCAAGAGCCGGGGAACAATCGCATCTTAACCTCGATGGCAAGAAAGTCGAGTTGGATGATAGAAAAGTACCAAAAGGAGGTAGAAGGAAAATGAAAAATGCAACAAGAAGTGACAGCGTTGCGATGACACCGGAAGAACTGGTTGAAGCGATCAATGCCTACAAATCTTCCAAGGGTAGTGGTCCTGAAGAAGAGGCCGCTGCCGGTGATGGTATCGGCAAAGAGGGCAGTGCAGTGGAAACGCCTGCTTTACCGGCTGGAGAAACCGCCCCAGCTTCAAGCGAGGCAGAACCAGTTAAAACTCCGGAACCGGAAAAGGAAGATGGCGGAGGAAAAGACAGGCTTATCTGCGCATTAGAGGAGCTGTTGTCAGTCCTCAAAGGAGGATCAGAAGTTCCAGCCACAGAATCCACGGATGCCGCAGATGGGGCAGGATGTGGACCTGAGGAGAAGGAGGATAACGCAGACAGCTCCGATGATAAGTCTGGCTCCATGAACGCCGATGCTGCGGATGACATCTTCCGGCAGCGGCTCAGTATCTGCCGTATGGGAGATAAGCTCCATATGGACGGTCTGGAAGATAAATCTATCATGGATGGCAAGAAAGCTATCATTGCAAAGGTATTCCCAGACATGAGGCTGGATGGAAAGAACACAGCCTATATTGATGCCATGTATGATCTGGCAGTAAATGAAGCTGGAAAACGCAAGGATGTCAATTACCAGAGACGGCAGATGACCGGAGGCTCTGCACCTCAGCAGAGAGCTGACAGTGCAGGCGGATCCATGGCGGCAACTGCAAGGCAGAGAATGATCGAAAGAGAAGGAGGAAACGAGTAATGGCAGCACAGTTAGACTACAGTTACACCACACCTAAGGGTGTGGCAGGCGGCAAGTACGATATCGCCTTTGATGAAGTTATCACCCGTAAAAACGAGGAAGCGGATGGTGTCCTCAAATATGGTATGGCGGCAATGATCGGAACTAATGCTGGATCAGACGTAAAAGTTCCTGCTACAAGCTGTACTGCTGATAAAATCGAGGGCATCGTTCTTCGGGCAGCAAACACAGAACAGGATATGAACGGACACGTTGTTGTAAAAAAAGGTGCATCTGTCGGCATTGTACGCAAAGGCCGGGTATGGTGCAGACTTGCATCCGATGCTGAACCTGCCTACGGAGCAAAGGCCTATGTTGTAGTTACCGGAAAGGATGCCGGTACGTTCACCCATACGGAAGGCAGCAATGTTGATATCGGAGCCACTTTTGGCAATGCCAAGGATGACGGCATCGCTGTTGTTGAGATCAGAATGTAAGAGGAGGATAAAAGACAATGAGCAAACAGTACAATCCAGAAATGCCTTCTGCTGGTTACGACCAGGCGGATTTCGCCGCATTGATGGCATCCAACATCACACCTACTCTGGCAACCAATAAGCAGATGCACTTTGACGGCGTTGAAGATGCATCTGTTTTCTTTGCGAGAGAGCTGGACTACATCAAGTCCAAGTCCTATGACAAGATCTATCCGGAGTTCACAGCTCTGAACAACTTCCCTATCACCCATGAGGTGCCGGAGGGAGCGGAGAGCATGACTTATTACAGCTACGAGAAGACCGGTATGGCGGTTATCATCAGCAACTATGCCACCGACCTTCCAAGAGCTGACGTAAAGGGCCGGCCGACTACGGCGATGATCAAATCCATCGGCGACAGCTACGGTTATTCCATTCAGGAAATGAGAGCCAGCCGCATGGCAGGAAAGAGCCTGGATACCCGCAAGGCAGAAGCGGCCCGTTATGCCATTGACCGCAAGACCAACGAGATCGCCTTTGCCGGTGACAAGGAACATAACATCATGGGCATTCTGTCCAAGGATAATAACGTCCCGTTATACACCGTGGCAACCGTAGATTCTTCCAAGACCGCATGGAAAGATAAGTCTGCTGCTGAAATCCTGGCAGACATCAACGGTATGTTTGCATATCAGTCCAAGATCACTCAGGATGTGGAGAGAGCCGACACTCTGGCTATCCCCCCTGCACAGTACATCGACATTTCCACCCGGCAGATCCCGAACACCGGATATACGGTTAAGAAGTTCCTGTTAGAGAACGCACCGTATCTGAAGGAGATCATCTCCGCACCGGAACTTTCCGCAACAAACAAATCAACCAACCCATATGACTCGGATGTTGCACTGCTGTTTACCAACAGCGCTGATAAGTTCAGCCTGGAGGTTCCCATGGCGTTTTATCAGTATCCATTACAGAACCGCAATCTGGAAGTGATCGTCCCCTGCGAGGAGCGTGTGGCTGGTATCGTATTATACTATCCGCTGTCTGCGCTGATCGCAACCGGCATCTAAGAGAAGGAGGACATGGCAATGAAGCTTGAAAATATTTCAAACGGTAAGATCATTGGGATCGGTGAGGTAACAGTGCTCCCCGGAGAAACAAAGGATATCCCGGAGGCATATGAGACAAGTCCGATCCTGGAGGTGTACAAGAGGAATGGGTTTGCCAAGATCACTGGCAAGCCCAAATCTGTTGAGAAATCCGAGGCTGAGAAGGCTGCCGCAGAAGCGGATGCTGCGAAGAAAGCGGCTGAGGACGCAGAAGCACTCCGGCAGGCCCGTTTGGCTGCCCTTGAAGGGATCAGCGAGGAAGCTCTTGGAAAGATGGCAAACGAGCTTGGCATCAATCCGGCTGAGTGCAAGGATCAGGCAGATGTTCTGAAGAAGGTTAAGGCAGCACTGAAGAAGCAGTGAGGTGAGCAGCATGGATGCACTTGAAATCTTCCGGCTGGTAGCAACCGAATTTTCTGATATGCCGGATGATGATGAAATAAACCCGGACACTGGAAAGATTGCCCGTTATGGTGTGAAAACATTCCTGAAACTCTACTCCGACCAGATATCGGAGAAGCGCTTTGGAAGCTCTTATCAGAAAGCACTGGCATATCTGACCGCTCATAAATTGAAGATGAATGGTTATGGGATCAACGAGAATGGAAAGATCTCTGATTCTCTCAGTGTGGGGTCATACTCCGAAGGAGAAACATCCATTAGCTACACCACAAACCAGCAGACGAACCTCCAGGTCGATGCGGAGTATGCACTTACCGTATATGGCCTGGAGTTTCTTACGCTCAGGAGAAATGCGATCATCCCTATCGTGTCTGCTGGTGAGGGTCCCTGCTATGGGAGTTAAGATCAGGGACAGGATGACACCGGACGGTATCAGGTTCCAGAAGATGCTAAAGGAACTCGCAGACAAGGAAGTCCGTATCGGATTCCAGCATGGCAAAGCCACAGAGGACGATGGTACGGATGTCTGCGATGTGGCAGCATGGAATGAGCTTGGCACGGTCAATATGCCCTCCCGTCCGTTTCTCCGGAAAAGCGTGGATGAAAATGAAGACAGGATAAATGGTTTCCTGCAATCTACAAAAGCGGATCTGGTGAAAGGAGTACCAGCGGAACAGATCCTGAAAGAGATAGGGATATTCCAGAAGGACCTCATACAGGAGAAGATAACCGAAGGAAGCTATGAACCGAATGCAGCATCTACCATAAGGCGAAAAGGCTCCAGTAAGCCACTGATCGATACAGGCAGGATGCGGCAGTCGGTAAACTATGAGATCAGGAAGAAGGGAAGTGAGGATTGATGAATTTTTTTAAGCGCCCGCATTTGTTAAGGCGTTATTCTCGCCCTAAAATTGAAAGAGGATATTCTACTATACCTTATGAAGAAAAAACCTTCCCTATGGACGTACAGACGTTAGAGGACGTAGTGATCACTTCGCCGGAAGGTTCCAGATCCGTACAGCGGTTAAAAGTTTTTTGCGATAAAGAACTCTTGGTTGAAAATGAAGCGAATCAGCAGAAAGCAGATTGGCTGTGGTTTCAGGGCAAGTGGTTTGAGTGCCGGTCATGCAGGCTGAGTGAGAACACTCCGCTCAGGCATTACACAGCCACTTTTGTAGAGTGCCTGTATCCGGATTAGGGGAACGCATATGAAGCTTATTGATGTCAAAGAAAAAATCTATGATCTTACCAGTATGTTTTTTCAATGGGCAACGGTTATCTGGTCGGAGCAGATGAATACGAAACCTGCGCCCCCTCTCGTTGAATTAAAGTGCGGCCCCATTCACAGAACGGCGTTTCCTGTTGTCGATGATGCGTTGAATCGAGTTTACCATGAAAGAACTATTTTGGAAGTCAATCTGTACACAAAGGGAAGGCCTGTCAATGTCGAAGAAAATGCAGTTGGGAATTACATAAATACTGCGACCTCAGATTTGATGGATTTCGCATATTTTATTGAATCCGATGAGATTACGGATATGATCGCCGATTGGGGAATGGATATATCTCTTAATCCCCCCGTAAGAGATCTGACAGATCTCCAGAATGACAGCAGATACCGTTACAGGGCCATGGCTGAGTTTACGGTGTCATTTGCTCAGGAGGCCGGCGGACCGTTTGGACTTCGGAATGAATCTGAATATTCAAACAGCAGCGGGGGCGGAACCGATGAACAGGTTAATGCAGAAGATTATGTGATTGAAGATGTAGATATAAAAGAGGAGTGATAAAGTGAAGAATAATCCGATTGATGATATTGTGAAATGCAACATAGATATTTCCAGCCCTATTTCCGGGGACGAAAGTTTCGGAAATATCCTTGTTGTTGTTCCGGGACCTAAAGCAGATGAAGATTCCAGCGTTAAGGGGACCGTTAAGATCAGCAAAGTAGAGGAACTGAAAGAGTATGGTTATACGGAAGAGGAAGATGCCTATATTGCGGCTGATGTAGCGTTCAGCCAGAATCCATCCCCATCCTATTTGTATTTATGTATTAGAACAAAGTCGGAGGAAACCTACGAAAACATTGAGGATACGCTTAATCGGGCCAATTCTGAGTGTGGCTTTTATGGAGTATGTCTGATTGCATATGATGATCCGAACGACATTAAGCTTGCAGCGAAATGGGTCGAGGCCCATGAGAAGTTATTTGGTTTTTCCTATACGGATATTGACTCCTGTCCTGTTACAGAAACCACTTATTACAGAACATTCGGCCTGTTTTCCGGAAAAGCAGATGGTTATGAAGCGGGATCCCAGCCGAAGGAGAACCAGTTTGCTGCACTTGCCTTAATGGCAAAATGTTTTGGATATGCCCCCGGATCTGAAACATGGCATCTGAAAGAGATTGCAGATATTACGCCTTCTGTTCTCAGCAGTGAGGAAAAATCAAAACTTGAAAAGGCGAATATCAATAAGTACCTGACCTACGCCGGAAGTAATGTTACGATCGGAGGAATGGTTTTGGCTGGGGAATGGATTGATGTGATCCGATTCCGTGACTGGCTGAAGAACCAGATGCAGACGAGGGTGTTCCGGGTAATGAAAACGAACCGAAAGGTCCCGTTTTTAGATACAGGTATCGGTTTGATCGAGGGCGCCATTGAAGCAACACTTTTGGAAGGGCAGACTGTAGGAGGGATTGCCCCATCAGAATACGATGAAGATGGCAATGAAGTCCCGGGATTTACAGTAAAGGTTCCCAGGGCAACGGATTTTACGGAAGCTGAGAGAAAGAGCCGTAAGATCACCGGATTCCGGTATAGTGCTAAGTTATCTGGGGCAATCCATTTGGTTGAGATCAACGGCTATCTTACGTTTTAAGGAGGGGAAATCGGGTGACTACAACATATAATCCTAAAAAAGTAACGTGTACGCTTGGAAACCATATTGTTTCTGGATTTGCAGATGACAGTATGATTACGATTGAGTTTGCCGGTGATGGCACAAGCTATGTTTCAGGCGCTGATGGTGAGGTTGTAAGGAGTATTGATCCATCAGAAATCTATACTGTGAAACTTGCTGTTTTGCAGACATCTCCTACAAATGCATTCTTACAGAATATGTTTGATAAGGATAAAAAGGACGGAAATGGAACGTTCAATATCAACATTAACGATATTCTTGGAAAAGAAAAGTTTGTTGCAGAAGTCGGCTGGGTTACAAAGCCGGCTTCTTTTGTCCGTGGAAAGACCCAAAACAACAGAGAATGGGAAATTGCCTGCAAAGGGCAGTTTAAATAATGGAGGAAGATTATGGCATTAAAACAGGTAGAGCCGACCGTGAAAAAGATCGGTGAGTACAACTTTTATATCAGACCATTCGCCGCTTTTAAGGCAGCGAATCTTACCGGGGAGCTGGCATCTGTGCTGGCTCCCCTTTTAAGTGCGCTGGCTCCTCTTGCCGGCGCTGGCGGAAATCTTATGGACGTTGATGCCGGGAAAGCGGCAGAAGCAATGTCTAATTGCACATCAATCGACGGTGATAAGTTAGAACGTCTTACGAAAAAATTACTTTTAGGCGGTCATATTGCTGTGGAAGTAACTGGAGATGACGGGGAAACCGAAGGACAGATTTTGGACGAGAATCTGATAAATGAAATGTTCTGTGGGGAAGTGCAGGATATGTTTATACTCTGCTTCCATGTGATCCAGCTGAATTTTAACGGTTTTTTCAAGAGGTTCGCCGGCCTATCTGGCAAGGAAAGGTCGGCGGCGAAGAAGACTCCGAGAAAGATTTTATAAAATACGGAAGGTTCGACTATTCGCAGTTTAGTGAATTGGAACTCCGATGCTATATCCTGATTAAAGCAAGGGTCGCTTCCATGCAGGAATTAAAAGAAGTGTATACATTGGATGAAGCACTAAAACTTTATGCCCTGTATGAAATGGAAATGGATATAGAAAAGGGGCGTGCTTATGAACTGGAAAGGAGGCCTTAAGTGACTATTCGGGACATAGCGGTTGCATTTGGGTTTGAGGTGGATAAGAAAAGTGAAAAACAGGCTGAAAGCAGTATCCGTGGCCTGAAAAACCTGGCATCAAAATTACTTGGTGTTATAGGAATTGGCTTTTCCATCGCTGGTCTTGGAAATTTGGCGGAAGCGGCTGCTGACGTAGAGGCGCTGAAATCTCAGTTTGCACAGGTGTTTGGAGATTTGGAAGAAGAAGCAGCAGCCCGGCTGGAAAATATTGCAGATAGTACAGGGGTAGCAGCAAATAGGATGAAAGGCAGCTTTGTCCAGATTGCAGCATTTGCGAAAACGACTGGAATGGAGCAGGCTCAGGCTCTTGAAATTTCGGATCGTGCCATGCAGGCAGTGGCAGATTCTGCTGCATTTTATGACAGGTCACTAGAAGATGTTACGGAATCCTTGCAGTCATTCCTTAAAGGAAATTATGAAAATGACGCTGCTCTTGGCCTGTCTGCAACAGAAACGACACGGAATGCTGCCGCAAATGAATTGTATGGGAAGTCTTTTAAAGACCTGGATGAAGCACAGAAACAGCTTACTCTGCTAAAAATGGTAGAGGATGCAAATAAGCTATCCGGAGCTTATGGACAGGCGGCCAGGGAATCTGACACATGGACAAACCAGCTGGGTAATTTAAAGCAGAATCTTAAAGATTTAAAAGCAGTTGCAGGCGGGGTGATTCTTCAGCCAGCAGTAGCAGTGATTAAAATGTTATCCACTTGGACTCATGCAGCCACTGTAAAAATGCAGGAATTAACCGGTGAGGGAGGCTCATTGAGAAACTCCTTTGACCGTGTATATGCTATTGTACAGAGGTTAAAACCGGCAGCAGACCGAATGTTTACCGTTATTACTACAGGTACAAGCGCTGCTTTGGAACGGTTTGGAGGACTCAAAAACGTATTAAAGATTTGTGCTGTTGCAGCTGGAGCTTTTTTTGCTGTTATGGGAGTAGCGAAAATTGTAAAGCTGATAAAAACGATTGGTGGGCTGACAGGAGTTGTTGCGAAGCTGTCCAAGGTTTTTACTGTTGCTAATCTTAAGGTAATTGGAATCATAGCAGTTGTAGCTCTTTTGGTTCTGATTTTTGAGGACTTCATCAATTTTCTGATGGGGAATGATTCTGTAATCGGAACTCTGTTTGACAAAGCTGGTATCGGAGCTGACAATGCAAGGCAGAAGATCTTTGAAGTATTTGGCGCCATTAAAGATTTTCTCATGGCTCATTCGGAAGAAATCAGGGCCATGTTTTCGGCTGTCTGGGGAGCAGTTACCCAGATTATAAAAACGGCAGTTTCCCTCATCGGGGCAATACTAAAGCTTTTTCTTGCAGTTGCAAAAGGAGTTTTTACATTGCTTCAGGCTGTCTGGAGTAATTGGGGAACAGAGATCATGAACATTGTTTCCACAGTCGCATCTTGGCTCGAAACCATGTTTAATGGCATCATTTCTCTTATAACCCAGGTTGCGCAGCTGCTGGAAGCTATTTTTTCTGGGGATTTTTCTGGAGCGTTTCAGATTTTGCTCCAGATTGTCCAGACAATCTGGAACCTTGTGGTCGCTACAATCCAGGCTGGCTGGCAAGTAATACAGAACCTATTCATAATTGCTCTTGGGATTATATCCTCTGTATGGAATTCAGTGTGGGGAGCGGTTAGTGGATTTTGTATTGATACCTGGAATGGGATTGTATCCTTCCTTAGTGGAATTTGGAGCAATATTGTATCAGGGGTAACCGGAGCGATTGATACGGTAAAGACTACCATTGTCGATGGATTCACGGAGGCTATTAACTGGATCAAGGGACTTCCGGGACAAGCCCTCCAATGGGGGGATGACATTATCAGTGGTATAGCAAATGGAATAAAGAGAGCAATGGGAAAAATCACTGATGCAGTTAGTGGAATTGCAGAGAAGATCAAGTCGTTTTTGCATTTTTCCGTTCCGGATGAAGGGCCTCTGACAGACTATGAATCATGGATGCCAGACTTCATGGCAGGGCTGGCCAAAGGAATCGGAGATAATGAAGATATTGTTTTGAGCAGAGTTAGGGGATTAGCAAACAATATTTCTATGCTCATTAACTCTGCAAAGGCACAGGTGAGGACAGCTGCTGTTGGTTCGGCCAATAACGTCCGCTCCAGCGTAGTACAGAATGTGAATATCGACAATACGTACAATGGAGGCGGAGCAGAAGCACAGAAAAATGTATCCAGAGCGATGAAGAAATCTGCGACAGATGCAACGACAGAGATGGCGAGAGCACTTGAATATGCAAGGGGGTAATTTGAATGGCGAAACGATCATTACAGCCTGTTAGTATATGGGGAATAGAGTTTGATGCCCTTGTTGATGAGACGAAAAGCTTATCTGCTACAGTGCCTGCTTATCCTGTAGAAGCTGGATTTCCGGTATCTGACACGATCATATTGGACCCTATCAGCATCAGTATGACGTTATATGTGAGCAACACTCCTGTAACATGGCTGTATCGTCATGGAAGTTCTATGGATCGTGTTAATCAGATCTGCGAACTGATCGAACGGAAATGGCTTGAAAAGGAATTGGCGAAGATCGTTACCACAGATACCATATATACGGATATGGGGATTACCAGTCTTTCGATCAAGAAGTCCAGAGAAATCGGATATGCCAGGGAAATAGCTATATCTGCGCAGAAAATCCGTATTACAAGACGGGAAACGGCGGAAATACCCGATTATATTCTGAAAAGTGGAAAAACGCAGTCAAATGCAGGGACCGCATCAACATCTACATCATCAGAAAAGACTGGTGCTGGTCTGGGAGAAGGCTCTTCCGGAAGTGATGATAAAAAAAGTAATGCAAAGAAAGGCCGTTCGATCCTTTATGGTGTTGCGGACGGCCTTGGATTTATTTAGGAGGCTGTATGATATATATAAAGGTTCCAGATAGGAATGATAGTATGTCATCCTTGTCGATTGACGGCACAGAGTACCTGATCCGGTTCACCTATAACGAAAAATTCGACTATTGGAGTTTTGGTTTGTATCGGGCTATTGACGAACCTATTATAGCGATGACAAAGATCGTTCCCAATTTTCCTCTGGTTCATTATTACACGTACATTGACCTTCCTGATGGTATATTTGGATGCCTGTCGGACACAGATCATGTTGGACGGCAGGCATTTAATGATAAGACTGCGGAATTTCTGTACATCCCAAATGCAGAACTGGAGGATGAATAATGTCAAACGAAAATTTCAGAAGGACCTATACGTTAAAATGCGGGAAGGCAGGAGGGCAGGGATTCCAGATCGGAAATGTCAATAATGCGGTTGATGATGTCCTGCATATTTCGTTCAGTATTGAAAAATGTGATGTTGAAAGCCCTAATACTGCGAAGCTCCAGATATGGAACTTATCGGATGAGAACCTGAAAATTCTTGACAGTGAGGACTGCATTGCAGAATTAAAGGCTGGCTATAACAGGAATGATGCCCTGATCTTGGTTGGAAACATAACCTCTGTCACAACGACCCCGGAAAATGCAGACAGGATGACGGAAATAGCCGTTATGGATGGAAGGGTGGAACTCAGAGATACGGCTATCAGCCTGTCATTAAACGGCCCCGTGAATTGCCTGGATTTATACAAGCAGGTTGCGGGTATGATGGGGTTGCCGATTGTTTTTGCAGATGACCTTACTTATGCGATTTTTCCTAACGGGTTCGCCTATGTCGGAAAAGCCAAAGGCATTTTGCAGAAGATTGCAGAATACTGTGGACATAGCTGGACCATACAGAATCAGATTATTCAGGTCACATGGCCCGGACGAGCCATCAATTCCAGGGCGTTTCTGCTGAACAGTGATACAGGCCTTATAGGTATTCCCAAACGTATCACCATCGGAACCGGAACGAATAAATCTCAGACAGGATGGGAGATCGAGTATCTCCTTAATGGGGCGATCGGGGTGAATGATGTGATCCAACTGAGCAGCTCTACAGCCAATGGCTACTATAGGGTATATAAGGTCACGATAGACGGAGATAATCTTCAGGGAGATTGGATTTGTACGGCACAGGTGCTTGAAATTAAGGCAGATGCTGCTCTTGATGTGAAGGCACGGAGTTAGGAGGTAGGCTGTTTATGATGCAGGAATTTGCGCAACAGGTCGAAGATACTGCCAAGGCAGTAATGGGGGAGATGCATACGGCAATTCCCGGTACAATCGTATCATATGATTTTAACAAGGGAACTGCGGTGGTAAAACCATCCGGAAAGTATACGACATTTGAAGGAGAACGGTTGGAATATCCGCAGATTCCGGAGGTTCCGGTGGTATTTCCGTTCAGTCAAGCATCAAACACAGGTGTTATTTTCCCTGTGAGGAGTGGTGATGGCTGTCTTATTGTGGTTTCAGAAGTTGAACTGGATGAATGGAGATCGGGGGCTGAGTCAAGTGGGTCATTAAAGTTTGATCTGACGAATGCAGTGTGTATCCCAGGATTGATGAAAACAGGGAATAGTTTGGCGGCACAGGCAGTTAATCAAAATGCTGTGATTATCTACTCAGGTTCCGTCTCTATGTCTATCTCAGAAGCAGGTATAGCCATAGGGGGAGATTTAAAAGTAACAGGCAATATTTCTTCCACCGGCGATATAAAGGCCGGTAAAATTGCTTTACAGAAGCATACACACAAGTCATCAGAACCAGGAACCAATACTGGGACACCTGAGTAGGAGGGGCCATGGATATTTTGTTAGACAGGTCCGGCGATTTGCTGTTATCAAATGCCGGAGACATTGTATTGAATGATTCTGTGGCGCAAAAGATACGGATCCGGCTTCTGTGGTTTGAAGGGGAATGGAAGTGGAACAGAGAGGAAGGAGTTCCTTATTTCGATCAGCTGCTTATAAAGAATCCCAATCTTGATTATTTTGAAAGTGTTATCAGAGACCGGATTTTTGAGATTGATGAAATCACGGATGTTAAAAATGTTGAAATAACATTTAACCGGGAGACAAGAAGTGCCGTAATAAAATTTGTGGCACAGACAGATCACGAAATGATAAAAGATGAGGTGGTGATAAGATGCAAGATTACGGAGTAACAGATAAGGGGTTTGTTTTAAAGCGTATGGATACGATTCTGGAACAGATCCATGCTGATCTATCAGAGGTTTTTGGGTTTGATACCAGGCTGACAGGGGTTTCGTTTCTTAACACATTGATTATGACCTTTGCCGGACAGGTCGCTGATCTGTGGGAGATCGCTCAGGATACCTATTACTCAAAGAGTCCATCCACAGCGGAAGGTGTAAACCTCGACAATGCAGTACAGTATGGAGGGATCCGGCGGGCTGCCAGCAGACAGACCAGTTATCCTTTACACTGTACGGGAGATGACGGAACGCTTGTGAGAAAAGGCGTGATCGTGGCTACGGATACTATGCCGGAGATACGCCTCTATTCTGCAAGTGAATTTAAGATAACCCGTGAGAACAGCAATGCGATCAGCATAAAGGTTGCTGCGGTTGAAAAGGATGCCGTATATTCTGTGAGTATCAACGGAGAACAGTTCAGTTATTCCAATGTTGATGGAAATGAGAAGAACATACTGGAAGGTATCGCAGAAAAAATCAACAATGAAGAGTATGAGGTAAAGTACGATGGTTCAGAATCCATTCTGAGTATTTCCGATCTGATTTTATCCCGGAATAATTTTTTCGTATTATCGGATAACCTGACGACGAAAAGCGTAACCTCGATTGCCAATTTCCTTACAGAAGATTATGGTGAAATCACGCTGCCATATGGAATTGTCACGAAGATGATTAACAATATTTCGGGATTCAGCGGCGTTGTGAACCGTTTGGAACCTGTTTATGGCAGATTGCAGGAAACGGATATTGAATTAAGGCAGTCATACATTGCGAAATCAGCGCTGCGGTCGAATACTATGATCGACAGTATTGTGGCAGAACTGCTGAATAATGTTACAGGCGTTGAGTCGGCATCCGGTTATGAAAATGAAACGGATACTACCAATGAAAGGGGAATGCCGCCGCACAGTATTGAAATCATTGTAGAGGGCGGTGATACCAACCAGATTGCGGAAGCCATTCTGAAGCGAAAAGCTGGTGGTATCTACACCTATGGAAACGTAGTTGCTTCCGTTGTTGGAAAGTACGGGGAATCAATACCTGTTCGGTTCAATCGACCAGAATATCTCTATGCATGGATGAAGGTAACTCTGTATGGAGATGAGAAAAAAATACCGGCAAATTATATGACCCTTACCTCAGATATCATCTGTTCCTATGGGGAGGGCTTAGTTGCAGGAGACAGCCTGCTGATCCAGCAGCTCCACGAGGGGATTTATGATGCTGTTTCAGGGGTTACATACATTAAGATTGAAACCGCGTACTCTGCCGACAAATCTTATAATCCGGAGCCGGGTGATTATGCAGATCAAAATGTCATTGCAACCTCCAGGCAAAAAGTGCTGGTTAATGCAACGAGAATTGAGGTGACTGTAGATGCAGATAGCTGATTTGTGGCTTAGAGACATTCCTCAGCAGTTTCAGCATAAACCGAAAATTGAACGATTGATCCAGGCATTTTCAAGGCAGCTTCAGGAAGTGGAGCAGGCCTTTTTTGATATTAAGAACAAAACGGATTTGGATACAGCGTCCGGGAAAAATCTTGATCTGGTTGTCGGGGGGATCGTTGGTTTAAGCCGAAAGGATGCTACCGATATGGATGTAATATCGGGCGGAGCTGAAATGACCGATGAGCGTTACCGGCAGTTTTTAAGGTATAAGATTCTTAAAAACACAAGCGAATGTACTTATTGGGATCTGATGGAAGGCATCTCCATGATGTGGAATTTGAAACGATTGGAGTATATGGAAGACCCAAAGTATCCAGCGACTATCATATTCCACGGAGAATTTGATATGGATGAACCAGATACCGTTGAATTCTATCCAGAGTTGTGTATACGTTCAAGCGGCGTTGGTGTTATTTTGGAAAAAGTATACTCCAGCGAATATCCTGTATCGATCGAGATTGAAGCAGGGGTGCTTATGTCTATAGAGTTTTTTGCCCGTCAAAATATGGTGCCATTGCTGCTTGATGGAACATGGAAGCTGGATGACAGAAGAAAACTCAGTGGTTACAGATCAGATATCAAGCCGGATTTTTACCCTGTAGAAATTGAAACATTATCAAACGTTGAGGTTGGTGCTGAAATCCAAAGCAATGTGTATGTTGAACGATTATTAGACAGGTCTTGGAAGCTGGATGGAAGCCGTAAATTAAATGGCGGCCTGTTTACGCTGTAGAAGGGAGATATGGAGATGGCTCAGGCAGTAATTACGAATATTGGAAAGAAAAAGCTATGTAAGGCACACGCAGGGGATATTGAGCTGCCGCCGATTACAAAGATGGCTTGGGGGGACGGAGGGATTGAAGAAAGTGGGACTCCGAAAGAAACAACAGGTCAGGAAACGTCATTGTATAATCAGTTGCTGGAAAAGAATGTGGAGTCCCATTTTTATATTGGAGAGGGAGAAACCACCTGTCGGTATGTTGGAAGAATTGAAAAAAGTGAACTTGTAGGGAAGAACATCTCAGAAATTGGATTGGTTGATGCAGATGGAGATTTGGTAGCATATAAGACGTTCTTGGCAAAAGGCAAGGATGAGGACATTCCTATGACGTTTAATATGGATGAAGTTTTTTAGGAGGTAATAAAAGATGGCTAATTGCGTAATTGGAAATCCTCCGGTCTGGACCAATGAAATCCCCAAATGGGATAGAAATACGGTTGCAGATGGGAATGATATGGGTGATGTTATCGAACATCTGGTGAATAATGAGGCGTATTTGAAGAGACGAGTGGATGGATTTTATCAGGTTACTTTGACAGCTGGTGGATGGACAGGAGATGCGGCTCCGTATGTTCAGACAGTATCAGTGGAAGGAATTATTGATGGGGATAATCCTTCTTTAGTGTCTGCTCTGGCGGATGGAGCAGCGGCAGATACTCAGAAAGCATATAACAAGGCATTTGGTATTGTGGCTTCCGGAACAGGCCAGACCGGAGATGGAACAGTGACATTCAAAATCTACAAAAAGCCAGCTATAGATATTGTAGTTGGGCTTAAATTATAAGGAGGGGCTGAACATATGGGAAATATACTGATGACAGGTTCGGGCGGAGGCGGAGCTGGGAGCGATGACTGCACTGGAACAGCCGCAGAATTGTTGAAAGGTTACACAGGTATATTGAAAGGATCAGATGATGAACCAATTCAGGGTGCACTGGAACTGACAGGAAACGCCCAGGCAGCTCACGTTTTAAATGGAGAAACATTTTACACCTCAGACCCAAAGAAAAAACAAAGCGGCACCATGCAAAACAGGGGTGGATACTGGGGGTGGGGGAACAGCAAGGGGAATGATGGCGGTAATCAGCGTATGTGGATCAGGCTTCCAGGAGGCTATTATAATGAGAACGCAGAGGTATACCTGTCTTGGGAGGATATCCGCAATATGGCGGGGATTACGCCAGAGAAGGTCAAAAAGAATGAATGGA